CATTTCAGGTGGGCTTTGGTACACCATCGTTTCCCTGATCGTCACTTCCAATGCCGCCATCTGATCCAACGCCATGACCCGCTTCAGCGCGGCTTCCATGTAATTTTGGTTGGGGTCGTAGACAGTCTTGGACTTTTCTTCCTCTTCCCTTATGTGAGACGCTAACTGCTCCTGAAGCCTAAAGAACTCGGTGAGGTGTTTGACCACATCGACCATGACTTGGGTTTCGTTGACAGCTACATACTTTTCCTTTTTTCGCGGCGCTTGCGCCACAGGCTTGGGCGCGGCTGGCTTGGCTCCAAAGAGCTTTGCCCAGAATCCTCTGACCTCGTTGGCAACACCAATAGCTTCTTCAACAGTGGACTTGACCTCCATGAAGCTGGACTTGGCCTGCTTGTAAAGGTCGCATCCTTCCTTGATAGCGGCAACGCAGGCGTTGGCAGCAAAGAGGATCGTGATCGGATCAATTTACAACCTCATCTGCTGGCTCTGGTGTGTTGCCTTCAGCCACCCAAGCAAGATAGGCTTGGTAGTCGGTGTTGTTGGGGTCGAAGGGAATGTATGAATTGTCGGACAGCCGTTTGACTTGGTCTTGCTCGTTACGAACATTTAATGGACATAATTTATACATTTATAACTCCGCTGATGCTGTTGCATGAAATTCATATGTTTGAGCGGCTACAGCATTTGTTGATGTCAATACGTAAGACAAAAAAGAATTTGTGCCGCTGTTTGCTACACTTGATACTGTAAGAGTTGATGCAGAATTACTGTAAACATTAATTCTGTCCACAGTTCCTGTTTGTGAATATAAGGTTACAGTTGGCGTTACTCTCATTGATACTGGCAACCTTGGATTAAATGCCTTTAATCTAGATAAAGTCCCGTCTGCTAAAGTCTCACAATACACAGAGCCTACATTAGTGCTTGTGCCAACAGCAACATCGGTATTATATGTTTTATAAAAATACCGCTGGCACAAAGCCAACTCAGTGCCATACGGCCTGTAGTCAAAGCTCGTTGCTGTTGAGCCTTTCTCAAGCTGGACACCTGTGATGTAGAAAGTGGCGCCGTTTGTGCCGACTACGCTGGTTGCGCCTGTGGCTGATAGGTATAAACTACCTGACCAAGAGCCAGCCGTCCCACTATATGTAGAACCTACGCCAAGACCCCAGCGGATTGTAATACCAATGCCATTAGTCGTAAGCCATGTTCCTGTTGTATCACCTGCAATAGTTACAGTTTTTTGTTCCCAAGTGTTGGCCGCACTAATGGTATATGTGTATGGATAAGAGCGATTGCTTGCACTATTAAGAAGAGCGCCTCCAAAAGTTCCTGTAAGGCTTGAGCGAACCCAAAATGATAGCGTCACAGCTTGTGCGCTTGCAGTTCCCCAGCCAAGATCAGAACAGTTAAGCCCCTCAATCTTCTGGTCAATCGTATAGTAATCACTAGCGCCTACAGAAGTCGCAGCAGATGATGTGATAAGTAATGAGTTTACGAATCCACTAGGAGCTTGGCTTGATTGCTGCCCAGTAAACTTTGAAGTTACTGTCCCCGTGATACGGAAGCGATCAACAGGGTAAACATCATTAGTTGTTTGAGTAACACTCGCCCCCGCATTCCTTTGGTCAATAACCATTGCGCCGTTGATGATGCGGTTTTTAAATCCTGTGTACTGGGCCGTGGAACTCAGCAGCCCTTGATCGACTTGTGTCAGTGACATTATGTGTTCTCCTCTGCGGGAAGGGGTGTGTTGCCTTCAGCAAGCCAAGCAAGATAGGCTTGGTAGTCGGTGTTGGCGGGGTCAAATGAAATGAAAGCGTTGTCTGATAGACGTAAAACTACACCTACTACACCAGTAATTTTGTCTTTTATAAGTTGATACATAATCAAAGCTCCGAAGATGATGCCCAATTAGCACGGAAATAACTAGCAGAACCAGTTGCATTAGCTATTGAGTCCGCACGAAAACCTACAGTTGATTCTTCACCAACAGTAATTGTGTTGGGAAATCCTGTATTGGCAATGTTAGACAGTGTTGTTGTTGGGTTTGCTCTTTTAGTAACCGCATATTTAACAGGAAAATAGTAAACGCCTGAAGATGTAGTATTTCCACACCAAAAAAGAGATGTATTTATGCCATCAGATTTCTCAAAATACCGCTGGCACAAAGCCAACTCAGTGCCATACGGCCTGTTTTCAAACGGTGTGGCAGTGGAGCCTGCTTCAAGTTGTACGCCTGTGATGTAGAACGTGGCTGTGTTTGTGCCAACTACGCTGGTTGCGCCTGTGGCTGAGACAAAGTTACCAGCCGCCCATGCACCAGCAGTTCCACTAAATGTCGTTCCAACACCAAGACTAAAACCAACAACTATTCCAATTCCATTTGTAGTCAACCAAGTACCCGATGTATCACCAGCAACAGTTATAGATTTTTGTTCCCATGTGTTTGCAACGCTGATTGTGTAAGTAAATGGATATGAACGATTAGCGGCAGAGTTTTTAAGCACACCTCCAAAAGTACCAGTCAGAGAACTGCGAACCCAGAACGACAAAGTAACTGTAGAAGCTGAAGCCGTACCCCATGCCAAATCAGCCATGTTGTAACCTTCAACTGCTTGAAGAATAGAAAAATAATCTCCTGCAAGTAATGAATAAGCAGATAAAGATGTTATCCCTTGATAATTTGAAAATCCAGCGGGTGGAGTCACGCTTGCCGCATTCTGCTGAACTGAGTATTTTGAAGATTGTGTTCTGGTGCAGTTCCAGCGGTCTAAAACATATACGTCCGCAGATGTAGGTGTAACACTCGCCCCCGCATTCCTCTGGTCAATAACCATTGCGCCGTTGATGATCCTGTTGCGGAAGGTTGTATTGTTCGACCCGCCCTGTGCAATTGAGACTGCGTTTGTCATGGTGTTTACTCGTAAAGAATGTTGATTGAACCAGCATCAAAGGTGTCTGTGCCGCCTACTGTAGTGATGCGTACGCGGTCAAGAGTAGCTGACAGAGTAACAGTTCCAGCAGTTGTTGCTGATCTACTTGTTCCCGCGCTTCTAAAAATATTTCCTGAATAAGACCAAATATTTCCAGATAAATTTACTATCGTAATAATGCCGTTGTAAGTATCCGCCGCGGCTGGTGTGCCAGCTTGTAAAGCAATTTCAGTAGCTGAACTATTAGTTAAAATATTATTTACTGTATATATTTCACCCGCACCTCCAGCATATCCTGTGGATGCTATTCCTGATGAAGTTCCTACTCTTAAAGCCCAAAATGAAGTCCCACTTGTAGAAACCCCATTTAACATCACAGTGATTCGCTTGACCCATGACGGGATGCTGGTGAAGTCGATTGAAGTGCCACTGGTAGATGCTTGAGCAGTACCAGATGTAATAACACTTGCTCCCATCACTGGAGTACCAGAAATTGTTGGGCTGACCAATGTTTGGCTTGTGCTTGAGCCGTTGGTTTGAGCCACCGCATTGATAACCGAGCTTACGAAGAAGCTTATGGTGGTAATTGTGTCGCCCAATGTCGCGGCGTTAGTCAAAACAACCGTAGTTCCTGTTGTGGCTGTGTAATCAGCCGTGGGTAAGTACACGCCGTTCCTGTACACATCAACATAGCCAACGGTGTAAGAAGGGATGGTGAAGCTTGTCTGTCCTGCCGTGGCGGTTGTGTTCGTCACAGTCCTGTAGGCTGTTGTTGTCACGCCTGAAGCTGGGATACCAAGATACCGCACAGAAATGTTGCTTGTTCCTGTTGGCGGGGCGGCAGAAAACGTCAGGGTGGTTCCTGATACAGAGTATGTCGATGGGTCTTGCAATACCCCTGTGATCGCCACAATGATTGAAGATGTGGTGGCAGGAGCCACCGTCATGGTGAATGCAACAGTCGATCCATTTCCGCTGAACGTATCAGTCAGGAAGGCCGCTGTAAAGGGTTCGTTGCCGATGTAGCTCATGGTCGTGCTTCCAATTGAGCTTGGTAGGCCGCAATAACTTCAGCAGTCCATGCCACGTTGCAGATAGCCGCTACGTTGGCGGGCACACCAGTCAGGTCTTGGCCCGGTGACAGGCTTGAACGATGGTATGTCTTGCTGATTTCATTGCCATCTTCCATGATGCGTGTAGCTTCACGGTACAACACGATACCGTTTTCAGTGACGGTGATTTGGTCTACGTTGGTTGTTTTTGTAAGCATGGCTTGTCCTTTTAAGATGTTGTAAAGTATGTAAACGTGCCAATCCATCCATAAACATTTGTAACAGTGGATGATTGGTCATACCTGCGTAAAGCTGCGGTATTCGTGTTAATAGACCCAATAACTTCCCACATATATCCCGTAACAGAATTTTCTCTTGATGCTCCAACTGGAGCTGGAACTGTATTTTCAATAGTAAAAGGAAGACCAGAAAATTCGTTTATAGCAGTAACTGTTCCACTATTAATAAACATAGAAAAAGTGACAGTAACGTGCTTGCCAATTTTTATATATCTGCCAGAAGAAGTTTGAGCTGTAATTGTTCCTGTTGTTGGAATTAAAACTGGTGACCAAGTCCCCTCTTCATAATCATCCAGCGTGTTTACGTCAGATGATGCTGATTGAGTTGCAGGAAAGGTGATGCCCGCACCGGAAGCCGCAGGTGTGGCGTTGCCCACACCCATTGTGGTTGTGATGATTGGCGTGGTCAGGGCAATAGATGCATCCAACCCTGCTTGACTTATTGTGCTAACGGGCATTATTTGTTCTCCAGTGCGGTGATGCGGTCAGTCAGCGTGGTGATGAGGGCTTGTTGTTCTTGGATGCACTTCATCAGCGCATATTGCAAATCAGTTTGGTAAATTGACAAACGTACTTTAGAACCATCCCTCTTTGAAGACCAATCAGATTCCATAACCAATTCAGGGGCTACTGCTTGAACGTCTTGGGCAACAACACCCAATGTCAAACCATCATCTTCTTCAAGGTTTTGGTCAAGGTAATTAAAAGTTTGAACAGGTATGGCACAAATTACATCAAGATAAGACTTAGCTGGCGCAAAGTTTGTTTTCTCTCTGCGGTCAGAAAGGTTTACGTTATTAGCGGAAAAGTTAGCAATACCACCATTTGACCGTGCGGAAAATTTCAAACCTACAGTATCGTTTCCATAATAAAATTCACTGCCAGTATTATTAGGTGCAGTGCCAGTGTAACTAACTTGTACTCCCGAAGGATTTGATGCATGTGAATTTCTAAAAATAACCATTTGGCTTGCACCAGAAGTTAATACACCAAATTTTTCTGTTGAAACTGGGCTTGTAGTCCCCACCAGCAAGTTACCGCTGGTGTCGATACGCATCTTTTCTGATGGTGGAGAAGCAGTTGCATCTAATGCAAATGTTAAAGCGTTGGAATTCTTAGCGGAGGATCCAATACCAATTACCCAACTATTACCATAAGCCGCCAAAACAGTTTCCGCAGAAGCAGATGAACCGGCAGATTGATTATTAACAATGAGCCGTGTATATGAGTTCTGGTCTTTGTAAATACTGGTAAATCCACCCCAAGTTGCAGCAGGTGAACTCGTACCAATCCCCACATTACCAGAGGTATCAATCCTGACTCTCTCACTGCCTCCTGTGGAAAAGGTCATTGGCAGGTATGTGCCTGTTCCTGTTTTGTCAGCATTAATAAGGGATTGTGATAACGTTCCATTGGCTTCAATGCTAATGGTTGATGCATTTGCAGAGTCGGATGTAGAAAATGCTTGAATGCGAGTATTTGTGCCTGTTCCGTTTGGAATTGCCGCAATAAGAGTATTTCCATTTGTTGTACTGCTTTGAAACAAAACCCGATTTGCAGTAGTCGCATTACTAAAGTCACCAGTGATGCGAGCGCTAGAGCTACTGAATTGCAAATCACCAAACACTTGCGGGTTTTGTGGTAATGCCACCACCTGAGTAATCGGGCTGGTGTAGTACACATAAATATTGTTCGTGCCACTTGATGGGGCAGATGTGAACGTGATTGTGTTGCTATTGACCGTGTATGCCGATGCTGGATTCTGCGCCACGTTGTTGACAACCACCTGCACCTGAGCGACAGATGCAACCGGGCGGGACAGCGTAAACGCTGTGGTAGAAGCATTGCCATTGAAATAATCAATGACAGGGCTGAACGCTTGCTGTGTTGGGGTATTGCCTACGTAACTCATGTGATATTCAGTACAGAAGTGATTACGTCCGCAGAAGCTGCGGCAGAAGAGATAACCTTCAGTGCATCGCCTGTCACAAGCACAGTCTTTTGGTCACCGCCCACAACAACCAATGTGCCGCCAACAGGAACCGTGGCACTTTTGATGAGGTAGTAGTCAACAGCCGAAACTGTGATAAACGCGCTCACCGTGATTGGGGATGTCGTGGTGTTTGCCAAAGACAAGCCGATGATGGTGGTCTGCGTTGAAACGCCCACAGTGACAACGGTGGCAGCTGAAGTGCCAACGTCTTTGTTCAAGTATCGTGTGAATGTATTTGCCATGATTTATCCTAATGCGATTGCCATTGCGACTGCCGTTCCCTCTGGATCGACCTGAAGATTCGTCTGTGCGCCAGCCACCGTTGTTGCGCCTGTACCGCCATAACTTACAGCTAATGCATTTGTCAGCACTAGGCTTTCAGTATTAATAACGCTGAAATAATCGATAGCGTTTAAGTTTGTTCCTGTAAAAGTGGAATTAGTTTTATCATAAACAAGGTTCAAAATACTGTAAGAACCTGCAAGACTTACCCGTTCTACGCCAGTTCCTGCTGAATTTAAAATAAAACTATTAGCCAGCGTGATAAAGCTACCAACACTTGAAGTTACAGCGTTAGATGTGGGACTTCCAGCAAAAATAGCAGAACCATCAATTTGCAAAGTTCCAGCCGTTACGCTTGGAGTAAGAACTTGTATTGAGTCTTTGATTAAAACATTAGCGCTGGCATTGCTTACAGCCACAGACCAGTTTTTGTTTCCTAAAATAGAAACTGCGCCAGCGCCTGAAATTTGCACACCCGATGTACATTGCAACTCGCTGTTGATAATCTCAACGTAGTTTGAGCCTGATTTGATAAGTTGCGTGTCTACAGTGCAATTTGAAATGTAAGTGTTACTTGATCCTGTAATGGTCAGGTTGGTTATTTTCAAGCCTGAAATACGGCAAGCGGCAGACGTAGTCAACGTTCCTGAAATTTGCGTGTTAGCGCCAGTTAGTTCTGTTGTTTCAATTGTTGTGTTTGTGCTTGATACGGTGGGGCTTTCGCTGTACGTCCCGGGGTGCACAACAACTGTATTTCTGCCGCCCGTGATTAATGTCAACGCTTTTGTAATCGTTAAAACAGGATTGATAAGCGTGCCATCGCCAGTCGTATCGTTACCGTCTTTGCTGACATGGATCTCTAATCCGTAGACAGAGTAATTGCCAACAGATCGTCCAGTTCCACCATTAGCTACAGGTATGACGCCGTTTACACCAGAAAATAACGTAACTGTACCTGCGACATTTCGGTAATAAAGCTTACCGTCAGCTTGGTTAATAGCCACTTCACCATTTGCCAATGCCGCAGGAACATTGGTTGTAGTGTTCGAGTAATATAGTTGTATGGGTGTAAAGCCTGCTTGTGCCATTTCTTTCCTTTACGTCGGCCCGTACTTACCTTGGTAATCTGTCGACTGATTGTTTTGACCTGTGAGACTATCATCAGGCCTAGGAAAACGAATGGCAATCTTCTCAGGTTGCCTAGCCGGTAGCCTGTATGGGTCAAACTGATCTTTACAACCCTGATCGCAAACTCGCAAACCAGGAAAGTTAGGGTCTGAACCCAAGTTGACATATGCACGCTTCATCTTACAGCGATCACATATTGCAATACTGAGTACTGAATTGCCTAGTGTGTCAAGAACGCGCGTCATCTCTTACCTTGTATAGTAACTTATATTGGGGGCAAAATAAATCGGCGACTTATCTCGCTCCTCTTGTTCTGCCATATTCCAATACTTATCAGCTTGTTGCTCCAGATATGTAGCTCTTGCCGGGTCAATTGCCGGTAGTTCTAACGCCATCTGATGTGCAAGCATGTTTTGAATTGCCAAATACCACCGTTGTGGGATTTCTAATTCGCCTGATAAGTCACCTACGTCTTGAACTTGTCGATGCCTCCAGACAACAATCTGAGGTTCATAAGTGTTAGACGATGGCCAAACGTACATGGCTGGTTGTGGAATCGTACGGTCAAACCAGTACTGCAGTGGTCTGTTGCTTAAGAAGTTCTTGTTCGGCAGATTGGTGTAGTCATCGCGGTTCAGTCGTGCCAAAGGTATTTCATTGGCATTTGAACCAAAAACCACCTGATACACACCCATATTCACACCAGCTGACTGCTTAATGCGCCAATACGGTTGCAGATTCGAAGGATCCAGATCATAGTAGATCCAAGTTCCTGCAACCCATGTTGTAGCCCCCGGACTATAAACATTGGTCCACACGACACCGTCTGACGAGGTCTCGACGGTAAGCGTAACTGATCCAGAGACTGCAGGCAAAATGCCTACTGTGCCGATATAGATACTGGTTCCGAGAGCTACTCCGATGTACCCTGTATTGCTTGTCAGCTGACAGATATTCGTATAGATGCCGTCAAATGCATTTGCTGCAGTCCCAGATGAGCTATTTCCACCTGTCGTATTTGCATTCAGCGTTCTGTAATTGGCATTCAGCACATCAATAGTGCCTACTGGCAGACTGTAGATGTACTTTTCTGGTGTTAGACCAAGAATAACTTTATCAATGCACCAATAGTGAATCCCAACATTAGGGAGATTTGACAGAATATAGTAGAGACTATCCTTAGAAGCCTCGACTTGTTCAACTGTCAGTTCTTCAGCTAACTTTCCGGCTCGCCTTGCGCCATGGTCAATTAGCTTTTGTACTGAAATGACTGTTTGGCCGACTGTGCCTGATGTTGACATAGTTCACCTTTAGTAATTTACTTTTTTAGTTGTCGTTTTTGCAGTACTTACTTTACAGTTTGCTAAGTTAAGACTGCCACCATCTTTTTTACTTTGCGAGACTCTAAGATCTTTGGCAGTAGGCGCGCCTTTGCTTCCTGGTTTACGCATACGTTCGCCAGAACCACTTTCGATTCTTTTACGCTTTGCATGAATGTTATCCCACAAGCCGCCGTTTTTCATGCCTGCTAGCATTTCACTCTCTGCTTGCAGAGATTCATATGCTTCTCGAGCATCCTCAGGATTTTTGTACTTGTAGTAATTGCTACGTTTTGGGTTGTCTGATTTTGTAAGAATTTTCTCGTCTTCTAACGCACCAGACTCATACATTTCTTCACTGCCACGAGGTCCTTCTTTTGACTTCATGTACTCATATCGGCTTACAATGTCTTTTGGCATGATATATCCTTAAGCTTGAGCTTCTTTCCAAGAAATACGAGCCTGAATGCCTGCCGAACCCGTTGTAGTTGCAACCACATACAGAACATCAGGGCCATCAGGGTACAGGCCAGCTTGGGTCGTTGGTACGGTATTGTTGACGCCGCCACCCAAGATTGAGTTACCCAAGTCGCGCACCTGAGCCAAGTCCAAGGTGTTGATGCCGGGGTTCACATAGAAAGCCGCCAACGATTCACCGCCTGTAATTGTTGCCGTGGTTCCAGTTGACCCATTCACCGCAATTTGCGCCAAAGAAGAAGTAAATCCACCAGCAAGCTGTTGCGGCGAAATAAACGTAGCTTGCGCACCTGTTCCAGAAAACGCCGCCGCAAGACGACCGTTCAAAATCAAGTTGATCAACACGGCGGATGTGGTAGCAATGATTGACACTGAGTCAAGTTGCAACTGCATGCGGTTGATGGTTTCTTTTAAGCCCAATGTATCGGTGGTTCCAGTATCTACTGATGGCGCAATACGGATTGCCATCAGGGCATAGGAACCAGCCGCGGCAACCGACAAAGGCGTGGTCATGCCGTAGTTGAAAATCAGCGACTTATCGTCGTTGAACTGGCCGTCCATGATCACCGAAGAGCCCCAGTGCGAAATTGAAGGCACTGAGTCAGCCGTGGCGTATTCAACCGTTACAAAAGCTGTTGCGCTATAAGTAAATGCTGTAGCCGCCGCGCCACCAGTTTGACCGCGAACACACCCAGTCAATGACGTTGCAGTTTTTCCTGAGTAGGTAACGTACTCAACTGCGCCTGTTGTGCCACTTGCTGTGAGTTTTGCCAACCCGCTTGAATTGAACAAGCTTGTATCAGCCACATTGATCGTAGTGCTTGCAATGGCAACTGAGGAAGTAATGTACGTTGTTGGAGTCAGGCCAGAAGATTCGTAGTGCGACGGCAAGTTACCAGAACGCATGAAAGCTTCATATTGCAAATTATTATTTTGAACTTGATGGCAATACGTCACCGCTCCATCTTTTCCGCGCATACCCCAGCGAATTGAACCTGCGCCGTACCAAGAATAGTCGATGTACCACATCTGCATGCGCGTGAGGTCAATCGTGTAGCCTGAAGGGCCTGTTCCATCCATTGGGTCAAACCAAGTAGATCGCGGATACACGGTGTCCGTGGTAATAGACATGATGTAGCCACCGTTTGGCGAGGAAGTTGCGTTGTAACTTGCGCCACGATATTCAGGCGAAATAGTTAGGGAGGTATCGCTGTCAATTGTAATCACACGGTATGACTGACCTCGAATGACGCAGAACTGGCCCGGTACAAACGTCTGGGTAAAGTTGGTTCCAACTCCAGTGACGGTTCCGTTGCCTTGCGTCACTTGCACATACCCTTGCGTTTGAACGGTGGAGTTCCTAACAACGGCGCTTAAAGTTTGCCCGTCAAATCTAAAAAATATGCCGTTTTGTTGGTCAAAAATACCAACAGAGTTTGCGGATCCGTACCATGTGATTGGGTTGATACGAATAGAGTTACCTTTTGCAGGTGTAGAGGGGGGAGTATTGAGTACGGTCGTTTGGTAAGTAAACGTGGTTCTTGAGAACCCGCCCGACAAAATGGTGAACGTGCCGTTGTATTGTGTTGGGGTGCATCCAGACACCGTAATAACTGCGCCAGCGGCAAGATTGTGAGGGGCTGATGTGGTGACCGTAACCGTAGTCCCTGAAGCGGTCAGACTTGGCTGGAAGAGTGTTGGGCACAATGACGAGCCAGTAGAGAACTGGAGGCCTTTGCCTGATTGGTAGCGGAAATAACGACGTGTCTGACGAATCAATTGCTGATTGGTAATCGTGCCGCCAGCAGAAAAGGCCACGCCACCATCAAACGGGCGGGATTCAACCCACCCAGCAGGTCGCATGAAAACATTTGTTTGGCCAGCGCTGTTTGTTGGGCTTGTCACCGCAACGGCGGTGGTAAAAGTAAACGTGCTGGCAGTTGGGGTTGTAGCAACAATCCAAGCGCCGTTGACGTTTAAATCACCTGCAAAACCAGTCATGTAAACGTAGTCACCCAAGTTCAAGCCGTGTGGGTAGGTGGTCGTGCAAAGCGGGGTTGTGGTCGCGCTTGCGGTGATGCAGTTTGCGCCTACTCGAAAAGCGCAGTTGCTGTAAAAATACCCGGGGTAGACATACGTTTTGCCGGGGTTAAATACGTTGGTTGTTGCCGTTGCATTAGCGTCAATTAGGAACGAAACAGATACGCTTGCGCTAACGGAAGAAACCAACCACCAACCATTGACGTTGGGGTTTGTTGCGCCAAAGATAAAAATTGGAGTTGTGTTTGCGACGTAAGCGGCAGTGCTTGCCATGAACACAGTGACAGTACGACTTCCGTTCGTTGTTTGAATGCCGTTAGTCACAAGGGCATTGTTGACAGTCGTAGAAATCTGGGGAATGTAATACGCGCCCTGACGATTGTTTTGCAGGTTGATGGATTCCCACTTGGTTGGCTGTTGACCGTATTCAAAGTCGGTGTCAATCAAAGCTTGCGGCTGAGAAACACGCAATTTGTCTACTGGATCATATGCAGGCGACCGTGAAGATTGTTGAGTGCGTAACTGACTGTCAGTTCGTGAATCTGGACTTGTGAATGCTACTAGTTGTGACATTTTTTTCCTTATGTAAAAAAGCAGAGGCCGAAGCCTCTACTTTTATTAGCACATATCCTTAACCATACCGCCTTTTTTGTAGCCTGCAGTGCCGACTTTAACATCACCGGACTTACCGAGCCTTTGAGGGGGTTTTTCAGCTGAGTGCATCATGGTGTTTGCATACGGCATCACAGAACCGCCGGCCTTGTACTTAGCCATGTCGGTTTTCTGTTTTGTGGTAACCATCCTGGTAGTTTTATTAGAGATAGAGCCTGATTCGACCGTATCACCTTTTTCAACTGCACCACCTTTTTTGTACCCACCTTGTCTTGCAGGAACGCCACCTGTGTGGCCTAACTCATTAGGCATATACTGAGCAGTGTCAACTGAACCACCCATTGCCATCTTGCCGCCTTTTTTCAGCTTCAGATCAGTGCCCTTGCTACCTTTGTGTTGCTGACTGTCATGCTGCTTCATAGCTTTCTTCATCATAGCTTTGTCTTGCATCATGTCAGCTTTGCCGCCTTCTTTCATGGCAGGCATTGCAGCTTCAGGCATACCAGGGCGTGCCTTCTTCATCATCTTCTGCTTCATGGCCTTTGCAGCCATGTTGCCTTCCATCATAGGTTTCCCCATTGATGCGCCAGAAGAAGGTCGCCGTGGTGCCATCGGTGCTTTCATGGGTGCCATAGGAAGACCACCACCCATTGCTTTCTTAACAGGACCACCGCCCTTTAAGGCAAGAGTTACAGTGGGTTCAGATGTTGCCATCTTAGGCATACGTTTGAATTCAGACATGTTGTCCTCCTTAAGCTTGGTTAACGCCAATAGCGCCGAGACGAGTTGCATTCGGTCCACAAGCAATGCCTGGAACGGCAAGCGTCATCACTAAGCGCTTAATGCCGTCAGTTACAGAAGCAGGGGCGTAAGTTCCGCGCACATCACCAGTTGTGGCTGTTGCAGTTGCTTGATCAGCATTGACAAAAGTACCTGCTGCATCAGCAATGGTGTTGTTGTAGCCGATATGGACAATGTAACCAAAGTCAGTTACTCGGATAGGGCAACCTAAGACGTCGGTTGTGCCAACGGTCACTGCAGTAGCTGACCCGTTGATAGTTGCGCCACTGATCTGGAAAAAGGCTTTCTTGCCAGATACAGGAGTAGCTTGCGTTACAACAGTGATAGTTTCGCTCATCAGTTGACCGTAAATGTCATAACCTGTGACCGTAACTGCTCGTGCAGTTGTAGAGGTGTTCACCTGAAGTGCACGAGGTACGTCAAGTTGCACCACGTTGACGTTGTCAGCACGTTGAACGTAACGACCGCCAAGTGTGCTAGTTGTCAACAAAGCCAAACTACCAGCCGCAGCAGGTGCAGAAGAAGCACATACGTTTGCCGCATTTAGCTGAAGAGGAACCGTGTCCCAAATGTAGACACGACCTAATGGGCCAACACCTAGATCCATTTGAGAAGGATCAGCAAGAAAGTCTTCAAAACCGGCGATAATTGTCGTTGCAGAAACCGAAACTGAATTGTTAACGTTGTAAGTTCCGATACCGCCAGTGCCTGTACCGAAAGAAGTGATAAAAGTACCGGGCGTGACACCTGTACCACCAATGAACATACCTACCTGAAGCGGAACACCGTTAAGAAGAGCGGTAACAGTTAATACAGTAGTTGCTTGAGATGCGGTAACTGTTGCTATGTTTTGTTGGCGAGAAGTGCCCATGAACGTAGGCGCAGTACCGAGGAACAGATCATCTGAAAATTGAGGCATTTTGTCTTCTCCTTGAAAAGCTTGACAAAGTTAAGAAAAAAGGGCGGGGTTTTATGCCCGCCCCTGTTGGTTTAGACACCAGGTGTGCCGTATACGGCGCGTGGATCAGTAAATCCGACGTCGTAACGTTCTGTGGCCTTGTAACGCATGGAGTCGGTTTCGAAATCGCCTTCCATGGTCTTTTCCAATCCACGACGCATCATCAGCTTTAAGCCTTCAGGTGCATCAGTTTGGACCCACCAAGCAGTAGCACTGGTCAAACGTGAGAGAACCGATGCGCCTTCAGGCATCAAACCGATCGACTTGATAGGGTTGATGTCGTTGTTAGCGGTACCGGCACGCAATACGCTCTTCAGCAATACTTCGGCTTGGAACACGTTACCAGGTGCAACCACCAGTTTCAAAGGCTGGAGACGGATCTTCTTACCGTTGTTGTCAACGGCTTGACGAACCTGAATCAGCATTTGTTCCAGTGAAGTCTGGCTCAAGTTAGCAGAAGTGTTCAGCAAGTTGCTGAAAGAACCGCTAACGATGGGGTGAGCAGAGTTGCTCAAAGACACACCGTCACCGCCTATAGCACTAGACGTAAACGCCAGATTCAACACGTTAGCGCACAATGTTTCTTTGGTTTCCACCAAGGATTGTGCCAAGTGACGAGCGTAAACTTGACCGATACGAATATGGTCACCGTCTTCCACCAACACTTTGGTCAATGCGAAGGCCAAGCCATACACGTTGTACACATAGCGTTTGAGGAAGAGAACACCACCTTGTTGGTACGTAACGGGCTGGCCGTCAGGCAACTGGGGTGCGGCGCCGAATCCGTACAGGACAGGCTCTTCGTGGTAGTTACGAGGAATGCCAGATTGCTCACGGAAAACCGTAGACCATTCATCGGCACGTTGATCATAGACTCCATCGAAGCATTCGTTGAGAATTGGTTCAACAATACTTCTAAAGTCCGTACTGCGCATTGGAGCTGCCATGTTTTACTCCTTCTTATACGATGGCTGTCACGCTACCGAAGTATTGTGAACGGCAGTTAACGACACGTACGATCACAAAAGGATCGCCCCAAGCATTACCCGGATAAGGGGCAAGGTCCACAACACGCATTGAACCTTGACTACCATCAGCAACGGCTGTAGACACGCCTAGAGCTGTTGTAGACAGACCAGTTACGTTTGAGCCAGCGCTGACTGTAAAGCCAGTGTTTGCGCTAAAGTTATATTCGCCGCCTAAAGAGGTTTGAGCGATAGTAGCGTCAGTTTGAATTTCATAAACGATGTTTTGATCATTGTAGAAATACGCGACACAAGAGCCTGTTTGGTACGTAGTACCAGAAGGCCAGTAGTTACTAACACGGCGACGGCCAGTTGTGTCAGTAAATTCAACGCCGGCGAAAGCACCTGTCCATACGCCTGAGGCCGCAGCCAAAGCGATGGTACCTGCTGCAACACCTGTACCAGCGGTACTGTTGTAGCGGATAGGGGCGCCTTTCAGAATGTCAGCAGCTAAGCCGCTAACAATACCGCCAGCTAGCGCCTGAGCACGGTCCAAACCCGAAGGGTGGAACGCTGGGCGCAAACCAAACGATGCTGAAGTTGCACTCATTAGAGTTTCCTTTCAATTGATGAGGGGCTGTATGTTTTCATTGAAAAACAGGGACAGTATTTCTTTCGTTGGTACTGAAACTCATGCCATCGCCTTCAATACTAACCAGTGATCTTCCGTTGCTATCACGCTGCGCTAACAGTTGCTCTTGTTGGACTTTGATCTTCTCTTGCTCCTCGCGAGGGGCATGATAGTGAAGTTCCATCATCAAGTCTTGATAAATTGGCATAGGCAACTTATACAAAACCATCTCATTACAAGCAACAAAACCAACGTTTTCGCCTGATTTCACTTTTAGATGCTCAAAGCCTGGAAGTTCATCGGCTTTCACGGGCTCATAGCCCATTCGCATGCGTTTGTGAATAGGATCGTACTGATTTGTAGTCGACAACCAACACAAGTGGTACCCGGGTATCTCGGGCGGTGTCGGAAGAGCTTCTTGAAGCCATTCCGAGCGGAACATCCTACGACGTTCCTCGGAAGATACAAATGTTGCATCTTCGGGCGCTGCGCGTGAAGCATCTTCTTGCGAACGGCTGCTTCGATCTACGCGTGTGTTCTTTTTAATTCGATCGTCCATCATTAACCTCGTTTCTGTTGTTTGTCGTATTCAGCAAATCGCTGAGCCATTTTGTTACGAAGCTCTTTGTTTTCCCACATTCCAGCTTCTTTAATAGCAGCAACTCGATCAGGAGTGAGTCGATATTCACCTTGTTTTGGAGAACTCATTGATTCACGTCCTGAACTTCCCACAACAGACCTCGGTCTAGAGTTTCGTGTGTCTGCACTATAACTTGCTTTGTATCGATGTGGCAAATATTTTTGCAGTCGATCGTCAAGTTCTTCCCAGTAATCTTGTGTAGTCGGATCAAACCCTTCTTCAGTTAGCACTTGGTCAATTGACTGTGCAACTTTAGAGTCTGCATCTTTAAGATGAGGGTCATACCAATTGTTCCGCTTCATCCAGTCGGCAGCATTTCGCTGAACGCCAGGATCAGGAACCTTAATGTTATTTTGCTTAGGCTGTGACAACTGCTTGTTGGCAGTAGTCTTCATGTGCTGTAAAGACTCCAACTGCCGCTGGTTGTCATACCAGAGCTGTTGAGCTTTTGTCAACTCATCGCCTTGCCGTGAATTAACGGCTTCCTGCATCTTCATCTTGGCATATTCGACTCTGGTCTGAGCATCATCGATTGCCTTGTCGATTCTTGCCATTTCGGCACCGCTTGTCCTTGTCTCCAAAGACGCCACACGGTTGGCAAGCTCTGCATTCTGCTTCTTTAAAGCCGTAATCAAATGGTTTGATTCTCGTGCTTTTTCACGGTGAAGTTGTTTCTTTAGTTTTCGTTCTTCCCTACGAGCAGCACGAATGGCTTCTCGTTCAGGGTCGTCATCTTCGATGTCATCTTGTGCAGATTGACTTTTCGGTTCATCATCAAAGTCATTCGACAAATCGTCATCATTCTGATCGTCTGTGTCCGAAGATTCAGGCGCCATTCCAGGCGGCATTTTGACAATGGCTGAACCATCATCACGTTCTGCAACCTGCATTTCCAACTTTTCAGTCGAGTTCATACAGTTTTCCTTTCAAAAACTAGATAAATGCCTTAATTGCAAGCGGGTCGCCCGTCACTTTGCCAATCAGCTCATGGTCATTAAAGAACGTAAACAAGGCTTTGCCTTTATTACTTCCTTCTTCAAAGTCCACTTCCCAACGATCACCGCCCCATTTAGGGACGCGAACGAAGTCGCCAACTTGTGCCCATGCACCTTCAGGCCAAGGTTCCATGCTTTCACGCTTGCGGAACGCCAAAGGGCCGATTGCAATTACTTTACCGATCATGGTGTTCCACTTTTCCGTTTCTTTGGTTTCCTCAACCAAGACGATGCCGGAATTCGTCACCTTTTCTTTCACAGCCCTTAACTGAACAAGGACTCGAGCGCCATACGGCGCCATCAGGGGTTCGACTACAGGAAACGCTTCTTCAAGCGTCTGTTCTACGATATCATTCGACATCTTTCTTTTCCTCTTCTAAGAGTTGGTTAATGATAGTCAAGGCTTCCTCCAAGCCCTGGTGCTGGCCGACCAATCGCTGGTAAGTTTCAAAATTAACGACATACCCTTGTGTCAAGGAGTCGCTAATCTTGGCTTGCTGCGCTTTAATACGACCAATGAGATCCGACACGGTCCGCATGTTACTTGCCGCGACCTGACGAACGCTTCATGGGTGGACCACTTAGCAAAATAGCGATGCCCATTCCTTTTTTAGAGGAACCGCCATTTTTGTAAGTGGCTATTTTTGCGCCTGTTGCTTTACCGGGCTGAAGTGCTGCACGCTTATTGATAAGAGTGTCAACACCTTTTTCAGGCATCACTTTGCCGCCTTCAGCATACTTGCGTACGCCACCGCCTTTTTTCATGACATTACCTTCGGTAATACCCATGGCCATTTTTTTGTGAGCAGGAATTGCTTCGGTCATTGTGGAGCTCCTATCGATTGTTGAAGTTCATTTTGCGCGTTTATGGCAGTTTTTAGCTGCTCATGTTGCAAGCTGGCCGCATCACGCGTAAGCTCTGCCGACTTGAGTCTTTCTTGTGTCAAATTATTTTCAGTGTTCTTAACCATGTCTGCATTGATCTTCATAGCATTCACACTGTCTTGTTGTTGAAGTTTTGCAACGCCAAGTTGTAAATCGCCTTGATCTTTGGCAGCACGTCGTTGTGTTTCTGCCATACTGGTTTGTACAAATGCTTGTGTTGCAGGATCCATAGGCGGTTGACCTTGCAATTGCTTCATTGCATCCATTGCCTTTTGAATGATAGGACCAACCTGTTGGAAGTTTTCGCCAGTGTCTTGGTGTACATGTTGTGCAACTGCTGCCATCAACTTATCAGCCTCATGCGGCAATTGCTGTTCTTTAAGAACATTAAATGGCCTGTTCAATGCAACGGAAGCATAGCTATCGAACTGGTTCAAATACCATAATGTTAAATGTTGCTTGATGTGCTCTAAGCATTGTGGAATAAACACAGGCGCCATAATTGGGTTTGCCCCATACATAGGATCTTGCAAGTAATCCAAGTGCACTTGAATGTGAGCCAAGTGGTCTTGTTGTGGGAATGCACCAACAGGTTTGCCTAATGTCATCGCCACGTTTTCCAGAGCTGGGTTCATCTCTTTCACGTTTTGCGGATCAGGTAAGACCTCGTTAACATCAGGCAATTTAATTTGCTTAAGAATACGCTTCTCAACAGCAAGCCGATTGTATAAGTCAGGGTTGGCAGCAGCACGAGCAGCAAGCGTCTGAATTTGTGCATAACGTTGCGTTTCAGCAAAAATGTGCGGGTCGGAAACTGGAATGATGTCGGAGTTTCGTTCAAAATCTTCACGTGTAACACCAAGATCTTCAACAACCTCGCCTTTACGCATGTCATCAAAGTACCAGCGATTTAAGCGGCCAAGAATCTTTAAAACACGAGCTTGACTTGTGTGCAACCTTGCATGAATTGCACTAAAAACCGCCGCGCCTTGCTCAATCAATGCTTGTGTTGTACCAACAGGTGCATTGCTACCAATATCGGCAATCTTCTCTTCGGATGTGGTTACAACGCCTTTAGCTGCATTTGTTAACCAACCAAGCAACTCAAACAGAATTGGCGAAGGTGGGTTAAATGGCACAGGCATGGCGATCTTACGAACGTCGTCAACACCGGGAGCACCTTCAATTTCAGAAACCTGAGTTGGTTCTATCTGTAAGCTCTGACCAGAAATCTTCCCGCCTTTAAGCTTAAGCATCGTAGGTGTGTTGTTGATATGAGCACTATCAAGCAAAGCACGTAAAGAACCAGTAAGTGCAGCACTGAGACCACCAATAAGGTGTGGTAACCCAATCGCATAGGCCCCTCGCCAAGGAATAAACTTAAATTCGACCAACCAATCAAGCTTAGTGTATTCTTCATCGCCTTCTTCCCAGTTGCGATATAGGCCCACGACCTCCCGAGTAACCTCATCGAGCATCAAAATATATGGTGCACGAACCCCTTCTGACCTATTATCGCCATCAAGTTCTAACCAAACGTATATGTGAAACACCCGTCTGACACCATCGACGTTCATCGATTGGCTTTTTCTACCTTCGATCTTGTCGTTTGCCTTCTGCGCCTTGGATTCTTCAGGTTCTGCACTAGGACTATAAAAATCTACATCGACGTACAGGCCACGGGCAATTCGAAGTTCAAATTCGTCCTCAGTAATGTCATTTACCTCGGTTACACGGCTTGCAGTATAGAAATTGGCCGATGCGTAAGGTAGATATATGTTGTCGATAGGTATAAACTCAGCACAAGGCCTACGTCTACCTTCGTCGTACCACATTTTGAGGTACTGTGACCCGCCAAGAGGCTGCTGGGTTAACAACTGTTCAAGTTCGTCCTTGTATTCTTCGATCTGTTCGGTCAGTTGCCAATTCATGTAGTCGCGCTTGCGCTCGGCCCTAGAAGTCTTCTCTTCTGTGACTTCGCCTATGATTTTGGTCTTAACAGGGCCGTCGGGTGGGAATAGTTCCTTAATCGCCCTTGCAGAGAAGTCAACGCAGGCCTCTGCCATGATCGGGTGGACCACTTTTGATGCGCCCATGAAAGTGGCACCACCCGGTGCATCATTTCCTAGCCCTGTCCTACGTAGACCTTCCTCGTATTGCTTGTCGCGCTCCTCACGAGCCTCTTTATCCTTCTCGATCAGGTCTAGATATGTGACAGCCAACCGATTTAGTTCAGTAGTGCTATAAGTCTCGGCTAAGTTGGCGTAGAAGTCATGATCTTCATCCGGGCCGATGGATTCGTTGTCCATCTTAATGATGGCCGACCCATCTTCTAGCTCTTCGACCGAATCGTCGGTGTTGTTAAAGATCTCGAAGACCGAAGGATTGGACTCCTCATCATCTTTATCGTCAACTGGGTCGATAAAGCGGTCGTAATCCTGTGGAATCGGCATCTCTGTGGCCATATTATGCTCTCCGCATTATAAGTTCATACTGCATTTGGTCAGTGCTAGGGATTTGTTGGACTCTACCACCTTTTGCATATTCCTGTGGGGGCTCATCTAAATACTCTTGGCGTAGATATAAAAGTCTATTACGCAACGCTTCACGAATACCAGGCGTTAACTCTTCTCCTTGCCACAACCCATAAATTTCGTCTTCGCCATCGTTTAATTCTTCAAGGGCTCTATCAATCTCACGAATTGCAGCAGGGCGCCCGTTGTCATCAACTATTTCTTCAAGAGCATCATTAAAAAAGTCAACGGCGTCTTGCGCTTCATTTGCATCTTGATCAGTAATAATTAGTTGCTGTGCTGTCTGTGCTGGCTGTGCTGGCTGTGCTGGCTGTGTTGGCTGTGCTACAACTTGCTGGGGTTCATTTTCTTCAAGATGTCGTTCTAAGTATCGAGCCAAGTACTCTCGTTGCATAGGAATAAAGTTTTCCCATCCGCCTATTGCATATTGTCTAACTAAACCGACAATGTTTCTAATTTCATCTGGGCTATTAACAGCAGTGATTTGAGCAGCTAAGCTAATGACGTTATGCGCGCTTGTTGCAGGCAACTGAGCAGTCATCTCATTAGTGCGCATTCCTCGAATGCTTGGAGGAATGTTTCGGCTTTGTGCAATCTGTTGCTGAGGTTGCGTACGTGCGTTGAATTCAGTATTAAACTCGTCTTCTAAGCGTTGCGCAATGTCTTGCAATGCTTGCTCAGCAAAACCAGCAACATCTGCTGGAAGATTTCGACTGACTGTTCTGTTACGACGCAAGTGCTGTATGACTCCATGTGGGTCATCCGCAAAGCTCATGTGAACCAGCATGTCTTCGATGACGCGGCTTACACGTTCACCAATGGCTTCCCCATAGATACGAAACACATTACGCATTTCGTCGTCGATGATAAGGCCTGCTTGATCGTCGTCAATGTATACGTTATCGTCAACTACAGGTGGTGTATTGCGTATAAGCCTATTGTCTATGTCATCTGCAACAGCGTTCATTGCATTCTGACGCTCTGTCGTAGGCATAGCTCGAAATGCTGCATGATCAATTGTGCCATTACGTAGTGCAAATATCGTACTTTCAATTGCAGGCACGTTAGGCGTGCCATCTGGGCTCATGTCGGCATACATCAACTCATTTGCAAGATTATTGATAGTTGGTTGGATTGACTGTACATATTCTGATGGTCCACGAGCCAGATCTACTGCATCAACCGGGGGAGGTGTGTTAGGCACGGCATCTTCAGGCTCTAAGTCTTCAAGTTGCGTACGTACATGAGCTGCCTCAAATTCATCAGCAAGCTCATTTAAGCTAACTTCAACCTGCATAGAGTCTTCAGTGTTTGCGGCTTGACGAAGAGATTGCGCATACTCAAGCGGGTTTGCGCGTGGGTTAATGTTCTCTGCAACTCGAAAAGCAACAGTCTCAACGCGCTCTGCCACTTGCATACTAACGTCTCTACGAAGTGTTTGAATAAAGTCGCCTATGTCAGGCGTTTGTGCTTGTGGTTGTGGTTGTGCAGGTTGTTGTGCAGCATGACTTATCATTGCTTGAGCAACTTGCTCACGAGCTTGTATTAGTCCTTGTAAGAACTGATCAGTTTGCTGCATTGTCAAACCGCCTACAGTCTCTCGTCTGTCAACTAACCCTTCAATATTACGAATTCTTTCACTAATATCGTTTATCAATTCACCACCGATTACAGTAGGCGTCTCACCTCTGCCTTGTGCATCAATGGTGATGCTATCCATCATGTTCCTGATTGCATACAAACTTGCGCTTACTTGAGGATCTGGGTGCTGCAATGCAGTAACATACGCACTTACCATGTCTTGTCTAAGCGTATTACGAGGAGCAGCTGTGGCAGCAGACAAAGCTCTTATCGTGTCAGTTACATCCCTGGCAATCAATTCACGCTCAACAGGCGTTAAGTTCATTAGATTATGAGGGCCAATTTGCCGACCATCAATAATTTCTTGGACAACTTCGCTTGGCTCTCGTTCGTTTAGTCGAATCTCGCGTATTGCTCGTCCTGTGATGTCGTCAAATCTTGTCGTGTCGCCTACGGCAGCAGCAAGGTCAGCATACGACATATTTGCTGCTTGATCAGATCGAATGGCCAACATCGGGTTTTCAGTCGCAGGCTGTTGTGCAGGTGAAAGCTCAGCAATCAGCTCATTCAGTCGTGGAATCATGCCATTTGACACAACAGCATTAAGCGCGTTCAGTGTTCTAGGCGGCGTCTGTCGATCATTAGTGGCATCCGTCACCTGTTGTGTTAAATACCTACGCGCATCTCTTAAACTTTGGACCAGATTATTAGGGTCAAAGTTTACAGTCGCTTGAAACACAAGATTCTGTAACACAACAGCTTCTGGATCAATTGCAAGTTGTATATCAGCCAATGTGCGAAAAACGACATCACGCGTTATGTTTGTTGGTGCTTGCTGTGGCGCAAGCTGTTGCTGTTGCTGTTGTGCCCTTGCAAGTCGAGCATCGATGTCAGCAATTTCATGCTGAATATCGTAAATCATCGTTTGCATCTCTTCTTGGTGCAAGCCTAACTCAGTTAATGAAGCCAGCTCTTCTTCCAGCACGTTTCGAGCTTGTGTTAGTCCGCGAATATTGTCAGGCTCTCTAGCATTTGCACTACTTGCAGGCGATGCGATAGCTTGCTTAAGATCTTCAACACTAAAGAATCGCGGCAATAATGTCAAGATGTCTGGGTCGTCTTTTAGTGCTTGCTTGTCAGTTGTACTTAGCGATGAGCGAGCAAATGTCAAACTTGTCTTAGTGTCTTTGTCGTACAACCCATATCGATTCTCTAAGTCATTAGGGCTATCAAGCCTAAACCCTCTTAGTTGTTCTGATCCCTTACCTTCGTTCACACTGTTTAAAAATGCTTTTACTGAATCTCTATACTCAGGCTTAATGGCTTCACTGTTGTTAAAGCCTGACAAGTATTCTGTAGCCCATGGCCCTCTATCTCTTGGTAACCAGCTAATCGTTGTAATGGGATAGCCTGTTTCAGTATCACGTAAGCTGGCTACAACGTATCTGCCATCTGCAATTCTTTCTCCGTAACGTGTGTGCGTTCGTGTAGCCTTGGGGTTCTTTACGCCAGATGCTGGGTCATACATAGGCACCCAACCGTGCGTTTTTCCTGTTAACTTGCTCTTAGATTTACTTTGTCCTGCTTCACCAATACAATGATCCAAGATTGCAGTGTCTTGGCTTGCAAGTTCGTCGATGTTATTAAGCGATAAGCTATCATCTAAGAATATAGCGCCAAGCTTTCCAAACACTCGGTCATTTGGTACTCGTGAAACGATGTCTAAGAATCGTGCGTTAGCATTTCCAACATAGTTTCTTTCTGCTTCTTTTCTGCCTGCATACGCCACGGCTTGCTGTTGTGAATACTTACGAGCTAGAGGCGTAAAGTCAGTTAGTTTAGGCACAAGATCAAGTGGTATCTTTCCACTCATAATGTCTTCAGCAACTCGCTTGCCTAAAGCCATTGTGTCTAGCGGGCCTGCGCCAATCTGATAAACCTTCTGATCAGCACGTTGCTTCATAAGCTTAGGGTAGAACTGCTCATTTTGCTTAGTAATTTTTGCTTGTGCACCAGAGGCTGTGTATGGCGTAATTGCTTGATCAGCCAAGTCTTCGTATGCTTGCCCTAGCTTATTGTTCTCGATCTTTTGCTCTAAGTTTCTAACAACGGCTTCATCCTTTTCTTTCTTGGCTCTGTTCTCGTTGAAGTCCGGGAACATAAGATGAGCTGATTGCCCAGGACCAGCAGCTGCTTGTTGTTCTGCATACACTTGTTGTGACGCATTAGCCACTTGTCTTGCTTGATCAAGTTGTGCTTGTAGCTCAAGACCTTTTTCGTAAGATGTGCCCTTTGCCGGAAAGCCTTCGGCAATGCGACGACTTTCGGCAACGCCAGTAAGCGGGTTCTCAGCTTCGCTTTCAAACAATGATTCAGGCTCTATAACTGTTTTGCCTTCTTGTGCAAGCAACAACTGAGGATCGCTCGGTGTACCTAGATGCTTGGACACCCAAGGCACATACTGATCTTGCATCATGGTTTGTACAGCTGCAACTCGTTGCTGATACTCGTTAAATGTTGGCAACTTGTACTGAGGATGTGATTGCGCAAATCGATTTAGCAAGTCTTGTTGGCGCTGTTCTTTTGCCACAGGATCCGAATATAGCGCTTCAGCGGCAGCTCTAGCATCTTCTATTCGCATGTTGGGGAACATTTGTCCTAGTTCTGCATCATTGAAGTCTTTGAGAGCTTGCTTAACTTCACGATCGGCAGTTGCCAGATAGCGATTTACGTATTGTCTGGTTGTTTGTTGTCTATCACCAATATCCAAACTGTCAAGTACGTTTACCGCAGCTCTTCGTTGCTGGTCAAATGGGTCGACTCGTAAGTCAGGGCTTACGGTAGGCGGAACCTTAGGCACAATGGCTTGGCTCTTATCAGGCCGAATTGCATAAGACCGTGTTTCAGGCTGCAATTCAGCAGGTAGACCAGGAATCGGAGTTAACCCCTGCATCTTGCGACGTTCCATTGTCTCAGCAAGCGATTCAGCCGTGCCTTGCAACTTGGCGCCAAAAGTCGGCTTGTTAGTAATCGGATCAAGACGTGTAAAGCCGCTTTGTGCATTTACAAAGTCGGTCGGTATGTCACGAACTTGTGTACCAACTCGATTTGCTTCACCTAACAATGCTCTTGTATCATCTGGCGTGAGCATTGGACGACGTTCGCCAGATGCGGCAAACCCTGAGCCACGTGGTCCGATCGGTACAGGCGGCAACTTAAGGTCGTCAAACAGGAACTTAGTCACGCCTTGCTGAATTGCTTGGCCACCTGGTGTTCGTGCTTGCAATGGTTCAGAATACTTTTCAATCAGCTTATTGACATCCGGCAATTGAGCACGCTCATTAGCCACTCTAGCTGCATTCTCTTCGTCGCCTGACAACTTGTACAAAGCTTCGGCGCCTAGCTTGTTGACGTTAGATAAACCTGCTTCGCCAACAGCTTGCCATACAGGGACGATAGCCGCAGGTGAAAAAGACACGCCTATTCGACCTACGTCTTTTACTGCTTCTCGTGCCTCAAACCCCTTTTTAATCGCAGTACCTAATGGGTTACTAATAACTTCGTTAAACATGTTAACAACTTCATCAAGCGGTCGTCCTCGCTTAGTTAGCTCATACTGCATCTGATCGATGCTGGGTTCGTCTCCTGGCACATAATTGCCGAGTGCGTCATAAGGCATATGGGTTTACCCTCATCGGTCGATCCTCATCGTACGAGTCGTTCGGATCATACACCGGATCAATGTTGATGAGCCCCATGTCACGCAAAATACGTAGTGCTTGTGAAGTCGAGTCGGTTAGGTCGTCATGACGTACTTCCGGGAACGAACACAACTGGCTAACCAGCACCTCGGCCCAGTCTCTTGGCATGCCTTCATTCCTCGTAGACTCTGGTATGTAGACCCTGCCTCGTTGTATCAAAGGCGCCACCAAGTTAAGCCGTGTCATCTTGTCTGCGTTTCCAGGGTTGTACCCACGAACAGGCAACCCAGCTCGTTGCAAGTCTTGCAGTAGACTGATGCCTGCCGACTTGTCTTCGATCAGTATCAGGTCTACCTTCTTTCCGTTTCCGAACTCGTTCTCATCGCCATAGATCGATGTCGACTCGTCGATGACTTTGGACCGAAGATCTGGGTACTGTATGTACTCCTCCCAACAGTCGATCAACATGACTGCCATCTTCTTGTCAGCACTTGGCTTGAAGACGCCCCAAACGGTGCATGCAGTCGGGTCGTTGGCTGTCTTCTCGCTAGTCGCACAGTCGTAGGACTGAACCACGTACTCGAACTGTGGCAACGGCTTCTCAGCTGGCCATAGCTTGAACCAGTCACGCTTGATGATGCCTGACTCTTCGGGGTCGATGATCTCAGCATAGATCTCTTGGCGCCCCAGTTTCGTCCCTTCGTACTGCATAATGTTCGCCTTAAAGCTTGGCGCCAAGTTATGCATGTTGTCATACGTCGTTGCTGTCGTATAGATGACGTCTTCACCGTCACGGTTTGCCAAGTCAACGATCAATGGCTTCGGCTTCGGTGTCGTAGTACAAATGATGCGTGGCTGATTGCCAAGTCGCATGCCGAATTGCAACATGTTCCACGCTTCGTCAAGGTAGTGCCAAGCTGCCAACTCATCAAGCCAACCACCATGAAACTGCGGACCACGAAAGCGTTCAGGCTCAGATGCCGCAATGCCTTTGATGATCGACCCATTGACCAGTGTGATTTCATGTTGTGATTTGTTGTAGTTGTCGATGAGCACTGCTGGGATGACGCTCATCAGCCCTGAATCACCCTCATAGCACACATCGCGAACGTCGCCTGACGTTGGTGCCGAGACTAGCCATCTGGTCTTTGGCTTCGTCCAAGCTTCCCACCACGCCCATTCAGCAGCGCACCGAGTTTTACCTGCGCCACGACCGGCAAGCAAGAGCCAAATGCTCCACCACTTGCCCTTAGGCGTGATTTGATGATTGCTGGCTATTGACAGCCACTTAAGTCGCGCTTTAATCGCTGCTTGCCATTCAGGGCTCGCATGATTTAAGTTCGGCCCTGCTTGTAAGCGTTGGGCGAACTGTTCAGCTATTGACTGACTTAGCATCGGTTTGCCGGATAGACAGCAAGTCGTTCATAAGCTCTTGTGCAAAGTCATGAACTACATCGACCTGAATTGCTTTGTCATCTTTACCAGTAACTTCGACTTTAGAATTTTCGCGGTATTTAGCTGGGAATCGTGCTGCCATGGACCGAGACCACAGCGATGTGTTTAGCTTTGCACCCTGCGGCTGTTCAACCATGTACGCCAACGCCGTCTTCTCAAAGTACACCATTTCAAGCATCTTCGCTTTGTCCATGGCATCAAGGAATTCAGCGTGCACATCCATCCAATTGTGCAATGTGGTCCAAGACACATCAAACTCAGCCGCGATCATCTCGCGACTATAGCCTAAGCGACCAAACTCGATGGCTTGATCGCAATAGGCTGGAATGTATTTGCTGGGTTGCCCCGGGCCGCGTTTCGCTACCATATGCACCTCTTTGCCAGATTGTACACTACCACTTGACTTTGTTGGCCCAGTACGCGGCACTCATCTTGCCTTTGGCAATATTCTTGGCATGTCGGTCTTTAAAAGCTTTGTTTCGCTTAGAGCCGTCAGGAGAGCCAGACACGCCTTGTTGCCCGAATCTTATAAGCTTCACAGTCTCGCCTTCTTTGGCGAGCACAACATGGCTTTTTGTTGCATGGCTAGGCGTTCGCTTCGGGACGTTGTAGCCTGAAAATGTCTCAGATCCGCGTTTGATCATCTTGGCACCTCTTTGCCAGATTGTACACCACGGATTACAGCCATGCTTTGCCTACTTCAATTGCCCCTCAAAATTACAAAATACAAAATTACATCCTCACAGAAAGACTATATACGAACGATGTAAATACATTCTCTCTTATAATATTATTTCTTAATGTAATTTTGTAATATTGTAATTTTAAACAGAAAACTGAACGCTGACAACAACATTCTAAAATCTTGGCTCGTAATTTTCTAGTAATTTTGGTCATGATTCTTGTTACATTTGCTCAATTTCTTGTCTGACTGCCTGATCTGTCTCAGTTGCCAATGCACTTAGCGCTCCGTGCTTCAGCAGATCCTTGTCTGGCACCGGCGGATTTGTAATTTTGCAGACCGTGAACCTAGACGTTTTGCCTTGCATCGTTATTGGCTTTGATTCTAGATCGGCATAGTTAAGCAACGCTTTCTTGATGTATTGTGACTTAGCTCGGCTATCATGTCCCCACTTCTCACATAGCAATTCAAGTTGTGCTGGTGTAAATGCTGCATAGCCGTTAAGCCTTTCAATTACCCAGTCACTTAGCTCTTTGGCAAATGCTTCTATTGGACTACGGCCAGCTTGGATGGCAATCTTCTTGTAGGCTGTATCTGGTGCCGGCTTGGATGGGTCAAAATCACTGATGTCTCTGTTGTAGTACCAATTCAGGACTTTGCCAAAGCCACGTTCTTGTCTTGCCCATGTCATCAGGTTCACAACTTTTGGGTGTGTCTCAACGTTAGATAGACTGCTTGGTTTGTATATGGCTTCCCGCCTAGCATTGTTGCCCATCTTGGTGATGTACGGCTTATTGGAAGTAAATATAAAGTTCATATAGTTCTCAATGTTGTATTGAGCGCCATACTTGTTGTTGATTGCAATCTCCTTGCCTGTGATCATGCTCTTGAGCTGTGCTGAATGGTCTTCACGGTCACTGCTTGGTTCATTTATCACAATAAGAACTTTGTTCTTAAAAATGCCGTTGAAGTTGCCAAATAGCTCATCAGGTCCGATGATGATAGCCGGCCCATGCTCACCAAGGCCAAGCATTTCAGCTATGAACTCGGCAACTGCTGACTTGCCAATGCCTTCAATGTTCGATACGAATTGCGGGGTTGTGTTGTTTCGCCTGTAAGGATGTTGTATTACATTGGCGACCCAGTCATGCCAATAATCAGCGAATGACGGTTCATCTCTAAAGAAATACTCACAAAAGTTCAGGTACCAAGACACATCGCCATCTATAGGATCATTTAGCCAGCTGTTCAGGTAGTTGTAATTGCCATCCGGCGTGATCTTGAGCCCTTGGTATTGAGGAAACACACCGACTTTCCTGATGTCGCACCTCCGTTTCCATTTCTTATATTCTTCCAGCAACACGATCTCTCTGGTAGTGATCTTTGGCGGTTGTGTGCCACGGCCAGGGACAGTGATCTGTTGCATGAAGACATGCTGAGCACTGTCAATCTTGGCTTTGTGAAACGGCATGATATGGCCATCATCGATACGGATCACATCGCCGTTGTACAACGCATATTTTGTACTGAACTCATGAAGCTTCACATCCAATGTGTCAATGCCGTTCATGATGACTGAGGTCGAAGCTAGCACTGCGCCAAGTGTGCCGCCGGCATCTAGGTGGTCATCAATGGCAAACTTGCTGCCTTTGCCAGGACCGAACCGCCCAACGCGACAAAGGTGCACTTCTGCACCTAGTCCTCGAAGAGTCACCGCTAATTTCGTTTCGGCAAATGCCACCTGTTCATTAGGCTCGCCATCTTCCTTGGCGCCATCATAGTCAAAGACAATAAGAACTTTCCGGTGCTTGGTGTCGAAGCTTGACTTCTTTTGCCACATGAACATCATCAGGTCCGGATGTAGATGCACCCCGCTTTTGCTGGTCCAGCTAGTCACACCAGCCAAGCCAATACATGCATGGGTCAAACCCTCGACTGCTACGGCTTTGGTGATGGACCAGCTCTTAAACTCGCCTTCAGTGATGATGATCGGTATGTCGACATTGTTGATGACTGATCGCCACTGCACCTTAGGCGGAAAGTAGATGTGTGACCCGCTGGCTCTGGCCTGCGAGTATTTCATCTTTGTTTTAGGGGTCAGTAGTCTAACCCTTACAAACCCTGTATCTGCGCCATCAATGTCAAAATACGGTATTTTTACAGACCACTCAAACGTGTGGCCAAGCAAGCCTTTGGTTTGATCTTTGTCTAAAAGTTCAAGGCCTAAAGTTTGTTCATCTTGGTCATCATATTTGCGGTTTTGTAAAAAAGTTTTGTATAATTGTGCTGGTTGTGTTATATGAGATGCGAATCCCATTGACATAATTGGTTCCTTTTGTTTTCATGCAGTTGTCTTATTGACTTTAAAGGCCCTAGGTTCCTAGCCTAGGGCCTTTTTTTTCGATCATACCAACAACAGCTCATCCGCCTTAGCAACTGCCAAAGATTTTAAGTTTTGGCCGTCACCAAACCATGCACGGTCCATACGGCTATCGGCTGTACGGCCTTTGTGGTGGTCAACATATTCTGTGACTGCGTTAACTAGGCCCCAGACTGTGCCTTTGGCAGTAACTAAATTGCTGCCTTTGCCACCGCCTTGGAACAGGCTCATCAACATCTCGGTAGTTTTCTTGCTAACAACTACATCGCCTTCGGTGGTTGTGTAGGAAGCAATTGAATCAAAGTAGTTCTTGGCCAATGATTCGCTAACAGTCACTGAACACCATTGATCTACCTGACCAACAAACTTGGTCCAGCTGTGGTTTGCCAAGCCAAGTTGTGCCTTGACCGCAGACTCATCAAACACTGACCGGTGGTTAACACGAACCACAGACTTAGATTTGCCTGTTTCAGCCTCGTGCATTGCAAAGCCAAGAGTGTTGGCACATACCACACGGACTGAAGTGAACATAGCTGTTGTGGCCATAGAGCCGTCACAAGCTGTGCCTAACAGCAGGTAGCCTTTGATCTTGTCACCGGCTATTTCGATCTTTTGACCCATGTTGGCAAGTGCCCAGTACTTACGGCCTTCACGAAGAACGCCGGCTGTTTCTAAGGTGAATCCAGCCTTTTCAGTGAGGTCACGGTAAAACTCTAGCACCTCTTTAGGTTGAACTACCTTGAAGGTGTTGGAAACCACTGCCAAGGCCTTGTGCGTGTCTGAACGTGTCAGAACTTTTTTGCCAGGAAACTTGACATAGTTGGATGTGTGGTCTTTGCGATAGATGTCGCCTGCCTCGATGTCAAAGTCCATGCCAGCGGCTTTTTGCCATTGTTCGATGGATTGGCCGGCTTGCATTTGCTGACCAAGTTTGTGCCATGGTGTGTCACCCATGTATGCGATTGCTGCTGTACCTGTTGTTGTGTCGATATCGTGTGCCATGATGGCTCCTTTGTGAATGATGAAG